CGGGTCAGGGTTGAAGTAGAACACCTTCGTATTCGCCGCCCTTGTAGAAATTCCGTACTGCTTAATCTGTGATTCGGTAAGCGCTTTCGGCATGAGGTTGCCAACGATACCCCCGACGGCCTCGGAAACCGGAATACCACCATCGGTGACGAGAACGCCCGCGTCGGTTATGGCATGGACTCGCGCCCATGTATTGACGGGGTTGTTTTCGGCGTCGTAGGTGATCACGGCCTCGTAGAGGTCGAGGGAGGTAACGCGGTTCATGTGCGGCCCACCGGATGCGTTGCCGGTTTCAGGATTCGGCGCAGGGGCGCATAGATCAGCGGCCAATCGGAAGGCTGTTTCCCGCCCTTCTTGTAGGTGCGCGACATTCCACCCTCTGATTCCGCCTGGATATTCCCATTGTCGCTGTCGTCTCTCGAGAGGCCGCCCGGCGTCACAAGCTCAACCAGGGCGGCTTCATAAAGGGCAGTTTTCAGGCCAGCGGGAACCGGGGCGAGCGCGTACCCGTCCGCGTCAATCGCCCCGAGCCGTGGGAATTCAAGAGCCTGGGTGTTGAGGAGCTTTATCGAAGGCCAGCGATGATAGAACGCATCATCGAGCCAGGCCGTCGCCCGAACCAGCGCCGCTTCCTTTACAGGGTCGGCCCCAGTCCATGCGGCATTGCCGTGCGCGGTGTGGTAGGTCGTCGCGTCCGCCGCGCTCGCATAGCTCTGCGCGGTAGAAATGCCGGTGCCGTCCTCAACAATCAGGCTCATATCGTCCCCTTACGCCGTGGTAGCGAGACCGCCACCCGCGGCAGCGGTAGATGTCGGCATGTCGGCGTAGACCACCCCAGGGAGGCCCCAGGCGGTGAAATTGAAAGCCGAGGAGGCCGCCACAATCACCTTGTCATTTGCGCCGTTCTGGATGAAGGCGGCGGCAGGGGTCGTGACGGAGGTGATCGAGTTGAACACGCAGCCCTTGAACATGGTCCCGCGTCCGCCCGTGGTGGTGTCCAGCTTTACCGCCGCGTGGGCGGTGCCGGCGGATACGTAGGACAGGAAATGACAGCCCTCGAACACGTTGCGGGCGCAGGCTCCGGCGAGAATGACTTCCGCGTCGGCATGGTTCCCGTGCGCGAAAGTGTCGGTGCCGAAGGTGCAATCCTTGAAGAAGTTTTCCTCGCCCGCCGTCATGGTGAGCGCGTACTTGGTCGCTATGGAGGCCGACCCGACCGCGCCCGCGATATGGCAGTTGACGAAGGCGTTGCGCGCGCCGGACACCTTGAGGCATCCGATGGCGGCCGCATTCGTGCCTTCGTTGATCATCATCAAGTTCTCGAAGCGGTTGTTGCTGCCCGAGACATCGATGAGATACGCGAGGTTCACGACGGCGGCGGCGTTGGCGATTCGCGCGCGGTTGAACTGCCGGACGCCCGAGGAGACGCCCAGCACCGTGATGCCGTGTTTCGTCCAGGCGAGGGCCGCGGACAGGAAAGACGTGCAGCCGGCGGCATCGGTTCCGGCGGAGAAAAGGACGATGCCGTCGCCGGCACCCGAGGTGCAAAGGTCGTAGGCTTCTTTGAGGCTGGCCTTGGCCGAGCCAGGGGAAAGGCCGTCATTGGCGGCCAGCCCCGAGGTCGGGTCGACGAAGAACCACGTCCCGCGAATGGGCGGAAGGCTCCCGAGAATCAGGTCGCGGTCTTCGGCGGACGCGGCATAGTTGCCGAAGCCGTCGGTTTTGGTTTTAGCCATAATCCGCTCCTTACTGCGCCAGGAGAGCGATCATCTCGCTCTTCACGGCGGCACAGCCCCAAGCGAGTCCGACTTCCCAGGAATTCTGATGGTACTGGGAATACTTGCGAACTTCCATTGCCAGACCGGAAACCGGGTCGGTGACGATGTAGGAATCCGTCGCTGCGTCTCCGCCTTCGGGCATGGCCGGGGTGCGCGTGATGAGCGCGATAGCCTCGCGGCTGAAAGCCATGTTGGGGATGTAGCTCGAAGCGATCAGCGGCGTGATCGCGTCGGTCTGCCCAACGCGCGCCAGCTTGAGGCCGGGCTTATTCAGGGTGAGCAGGGTTCCCGCGACGACGCCGTCTTTCTGCGAAACATAGACGTTTTCATCGTCGCCCGCGATCTTGAGGAGGTCGCCGGCTTTGATGACGGCGGCGGTGCATCCGGTGGTGGTGAGCGCGGTTCCATTGAGCGCGTTGTCGGTAGCCACGGCTGCGGCATAGGTTCCATTCGTATGCCTGGAAATCTGGCCGGATTCGTGGATGCCGAAGCCCAGGAGGTTCCCGAGTTCGCCGCGGCGCAGAAGGGCGTCAGAGCCTGACTCGTTCACCTTGAACAGGTTCCGGGCGCTGCGCATCCTGGCGGCGGCAGAACTTCCAAGAACGAGCTGGAGGTCGCCGGCCGCGCCGTTGTCCTTGAGGATCTGAAGAAGCAGGGCGAGGGATTCGGTGCCATCGGTATCGTCGAACAGCTTGAGGCCGGTCGTCTTGCAGGCGCGCGAGGCGTAGATGTAAAGCGCCGCAAGGTCGGCTTCGACCGCATTGGCGAGGCCGCGCATCGCCTGCTGGATTTCCTGCATGAACATCTGGCGATAGAATCCAGCGTTGACGCCGCCCTTGGTTTCCTCGCCGTTCCACACGAAGGGAACCGCATAGGATTTCGTGATCGACAGGGTGGGCCCGCCAGAAACATCCTCGCCTGCAGCGTCGGGGCCGATGTAGGCCGGCGAGATGGACCCGGGCGTTTTCTTCGTGGTGACGGGCCAGCGAATGACATCGTTCAGGGCCGCCCGCTCGGCGGAGCTTGACCGCATGACAGCCGGGATGAACCCGATCTGTTCGCGGCAGACGATATCCATCGACTCGATAATGTCGGGGATAAGATTGGTAAGGGTGTTCGCACTCATTTACATTCTCCCGCGCCGCAAAGGCGCTTAGTCCGTGATCTTTCCGCCCGCTTTCACGTGAGCGGACTGCGCGGCCGCGTCCAGTTGGCTGAATGCGGCTCGCGTCATGGTCGTAGCTCCGGCGGCTTTTCCTTGTCCGCCCTCGGCGCCTGATCCTTGATTGACGGGGGCGTCGATGAATTCTTTTCCGCGCGTCTCTTTCCACTCGGCGAAATAGTCCTTGACGGGCTTGTCGCCAATGTAGGCCACGCGCTTGTTGTCCTCGATCTTCACGGTGACCCGTGGGACATATCCCTCGACGAGCTCTTCAAGCTTGCCGCCGGACAGCTTCAGCGCCGACAGTTCGCGCCGGACTTCCGCGTCAGCGGTCGAGCGGTTGACGGACCCTTCAAGGTCAGCCCTTGCCGCCTTTTCGGTTTCGTAGTCGCGCGTCAACTTCTTGAGCGCCGATTCCGCCGTCTGGCGAGCCGTCTTTTCCGATTCCAGCTCCTTCTCGATATTGGCGAGGTCTTCCGGCTTGACGCCTTCCTTTCCGCGAAGCTGCTTCTTCAGCTCCCGGATGTCGGAGTCGTAGCCCGCCATCGTCTCATCGAGTTTTTCCAAGAGCGCGTCGGCGTCCTTGCGCTTGTCTTCGGGTATCAGCTCTCTGATACTCTCTTTCAGTCCCATAGGTAGCCCCCGGCCTTCTGGCCCTTGTGATTACCCGGCTTCTGCCAGGTAGCGATATTCACTTTCTCGCCTTCTGGCGTTTAGTGATCTTGTTCTCGAGCGCTTCGGGCTTCTTCCATGTCCCATTGCACTCCGCACATTTTCCGTTGTCGAAAGAAAAATGCTGGCCGCATACTGGCTTTCCGCACAGGCGGCAGGCGAAGGCGGCGTCTTGCCCGCAGATATGGCATTTGTTCATTTCGCGCCTTTCACTATCTTGTGCGACTGCGGCTTTTTGACCTTGGCGAATGCTTCCCGCTGCTGCGCTTCCCATCGGGCGAGAAACTTCACCTTGACGGAGGGGAATACAGCCCCGACGATCACGCGCCAAAGCGGATAGTAAAAGCGTGTCTTTCTGCGGAGTGCAAGGACTTGCCCTTCGGTGCTCTGAACCTTGGCTCGTGCCGCTTTGTAGGCTTTCGCGCTCATGCTTCGTCCTTCGCTTTCAGCTCCGAAAGCGTAAGCATCCGGCCGCCGTCCGACATATCCGACAGCTTCTCGCCGGA